GGAGTCCGCTGTGCGCTCGACCCATGGCCCCGCGGACTGGGCCGCCTCTGGCGCCGATCCCGCTGCCTCGCCCGTGGTCGCCGCCGTCAAGAAACTCGTCACCCGGGAGTGAACCATGCCCACGCTCACCCAAGCCCCCAATCTCGGCGACCTCTTGAAGTACGAGGCGCCGAACCTGTACTCGCGCGAGCAGGCGACCGTGGCGGCCGGGCAGACCCTGCCGCTGGGCGCCGTGGTCGGGCGCGTGACGGCCACGGGCAAGCTCGCGGCCCTCGACCCCAACGCCACCGACGGCACGGAAGTGGCCGCGGGCGTCTTGGGCAACGCGGTCGATGCGACGCTGATCGACCGCGAGGACGCGATCCTGATCGCCCGCCATGCCATCGTCGCACGCCAGGCGCTCATCTGGCCGACCGGCCTGACCGCCGCGCAGCGCGCAGCGGCCTTCGCCCAGCTCGAAGCCCGCGGCGTCCTGGTGCGCGACGGCGCCTGATTCCGCACCTTCCCCAACCTCGAGCAACCCGCCAGGTGGCGGGTTTGGCTTCGGCCGCCGCTTGCGCGGCTTCACATCGGCTACGCCGATATGAGCCTGCGCCGAAGCTCCGCTTTGCTGTTTCTGGAGACCCCCGATGCTCAATCCCTTCGATGCCCCCGGCTTCTCGATGGCCAGCCTCACGGCGGCCATCAACCTCATCCCCAACCGCTACGGGCGGCTTCAAGCCCTGAACCTCTTCCCCCCGAAGCCCGTGCGCACGCGCCAGGTCGTCATCGAGGAGTACGCCGGGCGCCTGAACCTCTTGCCCACCCGTCCGCCCGGCTCGCCGGGCACGGTGGGCGAACGCGGCAAGCGCAAGCTGCGCTCCTTCGTCGTGCCGCACATTCCGCATGACGACGTGGTGCTGCCCGAGGAGGTGCAGGGCCTGCGCGCCTTCGGCTCGGAAACCGAGATGGAGGCCATCTCCGGCGTGCTCGCGCGGCATCTGGAGACCATGCGCAACAAGCACGCGATCACCCTCGAACACCTGCGCATGGGCGCGCTCAAGGGCCAGATCCTGGACGCCGACGGCAGCATCATCTACGACCTGTTCGACGAGTTCGAGCTCAGTCAGGCCACCATCGCCTTCGACCTGGCCAATGCCAACAGTGACGTCAAGGGCCACTGCTACGAGGTGCTCGCCCACATCGAGGAGAACCTGAAGGGCGAGTTCATGAGCGGCGTGCACGTCCTGTGTTCGCCCGAGTTCTTCCGGGCGCTCACCGGGCACAAGTCGGTCAAGGAGGCCTACACGAACTGGCAGCAGGGCGCCATCCTCATCAACGACGTGCGCGCGGGCTTCACCTTCGCCGGCATCACCTTCGAGGAGTACCGCGGCCAGGCCAGCAGCCCGGACGGCACGGTGCGGCGCTTCATCGCCGCCGGCGAGGCGCACGCCTTCCCGCTGGGCACGGTGGACACCTTCGCCACCTACTTCGCGCCGGCCGACTTCAATGAGACGGTCAATACGCTGGGCCAGCCACTGTACGCCAAGCAGGAGCCGCGCAAGTTCGACCGCGGCACCGATCTGCACACCCAGAGCAACCCACTGCCGATGTGCCACCGCCCGGGCGTGCTGGTCAAGCTCACGGTGTGACGTTCAAGACCAGAGGCTGCGATGGTCCGCCTCGAGGATGTCTACCGTGCCGCCGATCGCGCCGGGCTCTTGACCTCCGTCACGGCAGCCGGCACCACCGTGCCCTGCGCCTTCCGCGCTCCGGACGAGACGGTGCTCGAGGGCCTGGCGCTGTCGCGCGACCACCAGATCGACTACCCGGCCGCGTGGCTGACGCTGGCCGTCGGCGACACGGTCGAGGTGGCCGGCAATACCTATCAGGTGCGCGAGGTGCGGGCGATCGGCGACGGCACCGAGTGCCGCGCCTGGCTCACCCGGCTCTGAGGACCGCCCCATGCCTTCCATCCGCGAGCGCCTCTTGCGGGCCATCGTCACGCGCCTGAGCGCTGCGATCGCGCCCATCCCGGTGCTGCGCCAGCCCACCGTGCCGCTCACCCGCGAGGCCAGTCCCGCGCTGCTGCTCTGGGCCGAAGGCGACCACATCACCGCCCGCGCCAACCACCTGGTCGACCGGCTGCTGGTCGTGCGGCTCGCCGTGGTGGCGCGCGGCGCAAATGCCTTCGAGGTGGCCGACCAGCTGTTGGTCGCGGCCCACGCGGCGCTCTTGGCCGATCCCAACCTCGGCGGGCTGTGCATCGCCGTGCGCGAGATCGACGCCGAGTGGGAGGCCGAGGACGCCGACGCCGGGGCCGTGCTGCTGCCTGCGCGCTACGAGATCCGCTACCGCACCCACGCCATCGACCTCACCCAGACAGGATGACCCATATGCACATCGAACTGCTCCAACCCCACGCCCATGCCGGCCGGCGCTTCGCCGCAGGCGAGCGTCTCGACCTCCATGAGACCAGCGCCCGCTGGCTGATCGCCCAGGGTGTGGCCCGGATCATCACGCCGGATTCCTCGATTCCATCCCCCAAACCCTCGCGCCGTGACGGTTCCGCCGCCGCGGCAAGCTCCACGGGAGACTGACCATGGCCTATTTCTCCGGACAGGGCCGCGTCTACATCGGCGCGCGCGACTCGGCCGGCAACCCGGCGGGCCTCACCTTCGTCGGCAACGTGCCGGAACTGAAGGTGTCGCTGTCGGTGGACACCATCGAGCACCAGGAGGCGCAGTCCGGCCAGCGGCTCACGGACCTGCAACTGATCAAGACCAAGAAGGGCGAGTTCGCCTACACGCTGGAAGAACTCATCCCGACCAACCTGGCGCTGGCTCTCTACGGCCACAGCACCCAGGTCACGCCGGGGACGGTCACGGGCGAAGCGCTGCCCAACCCGGTCACGCCCGGGCACCTGTATCCGCTGGCGCACCAGAACGTCTCGGCGGTGCAGGTCCAGGACTCCGACCCGACCAGCCCGAAGACGCTGCCGGCCAGTCAGTACAGCGTCAACGCCAAGCACGGCTCGCTCCTGATCCTGGATGCCAGCACCGGCGGCCCCTATGTCGAGCCCTTCACGGTGGACTACGCCTATGGGGCGGCCAGCCGCACGGCGATGTTCACCCAGGCCCTGCCCGAGCGCTGGATCCGCTTCGAGGGCCTGAACACCGCCGACGGCAACCGCGAGGTGGTGATCGATCTCTATCGCGTGGCCATCAACCCGGCCAAGGAGCTGTCCATCATCACCGACGAGCTGCTCAAGTTCGAACTCTCCGGCCAGGTGCTGGCCGACCTCACCAAACCGGTCGGCGGCGATCTGGGCCAGTTCGGCCGCCTGGTGCTCTTGTAAGGGGGTGGCGATGACCCACACGCGCACCGACTTCCAGACCTTCCCGCCCGTGCCCAAGGTGGTGACGGTGGCCGGCACCGCCGTCGAACTCACGCCGATCCGGCTGGGTGAGTTGCCGCGCCTGCTTGCCGTGGTGCGGCCCCTCGCTGCCGATCTCTCTGCCAACCTCTCGGCCGATCCGGACTGGTTCGACCTCCTGGCGCGGCACGGCGAAGCGATGCTCGATCTGCTGGCCCTGACCACCCGGCGCGAGCGGGCCTGGGTGAACGACCTCTCGCTCGATGAGGCCGTCACCCTGGCGGCGGCCGTGTTCGAGGTGAATGCGGATTTTTTTGTGGGGCAGCTCGCACTGGCGATCCAGGGCGCGGCGCAGCGGCTGGCCCCGACCCTGGGCCAGATGCAGGCTGGGACGGCGCCGTCGCCCGCCTGATCCGCGCCGGCCACCGGCTCGATGACGTGATGCGCTACACGCTGCCGCAGGCGCGGGCCTTGCTGGACGCCGACGCACGCATCGAGCGGCAGCAGCTGGCCCTGCAGCTCGCCGTCCACGCCGTGGCGGCCCAGGGCGAGCGCGCGGCCATCGAACGGCTGCAACGCGAGCTGCTGGAGGGCTGACCCGTGCGTCTGACGCTGACCACCTCCGGGCTGCTCGATCCGCGGCAGCTCTCGGCTTGGAGCGCCGAGCGCAGGCAGGCGATCCACGCCGCCGTCGCCCGCGGGATGCGCGCCGGTGGGCGCGAGGTGCGCGAGGCGGCGCGCTCGGCGATGCGCAGCGCCTTTGAGGTGCGGCGTGCGAGTTTCGTCTCATCGATGCAGGCCAAGGTGCTCGATCGAAAGCCTGACCGACTGCCCGCGCTGTGGGTGGGCAGCCGGATCCCTTGGCTGGGCATCCACGCCCAGGGCGGCTCCGTGAGCGGCAATCTGTTGATCCCGTTGCTGCCTACCCGCATCGGCCCCAAGCGCTTCAAGGCCGTGATCGACGGCCTGATGCGCTCGGGCAATGCCTTCTTCGTCGAGAAGAACGGTCGCGTCCTGCTGATGGCCGAGAACATCCGGGAAAACGCCGCGCAGCTTGCCCGCTTCAAGCGCGCCGAGCGGCAGCGCTCCGGCACCCAGCGTCTGCAGCGCGGCCAGGAGATTCCGATCGCCGTGCTGGTGCGGCGGGTGGATCTGAAGCGCCGCCTCGACCTTGCCGCCGGAGTGCAACGGGCCTTGCCGGCCCTGGCGCGGGCGATTCAACGGGAACTGGACGACATGCTGCGCTGACAGAGTTGTCTACTCTGACCAGGGATCAAGCACCACCAAATCCGGGTGCTGAAAATCCTTGAGGTTGCGCGTGATCAGCGTCAGTCCATGGGTCAAAGCCGTGGCTGCCAGCAGACTATCGATGGCAGGCAAGGGGCGGCCAGCCTGCGCCACCAAGCGGCCCCATCGATCAGCGACCTTGGAATCAACCGCAAGAATCCGGCCCGCGAAAAACATCGGCAACTCGGCTTCCAGCCAATCAAGCAGCGCCAGTTTACGGGGCGTTTCTGGCAGTGCGTCGATGCCTTTGCGTAGCTCACCAAGCGTCAGCACGCTCAAGTACAGGGTGCTGGCCGGGCGCTTGGCAAACCACTGAGCGACCTTGGCGTCCGGCTCACGCTTGCGCAGTTCTGACAGCACATTGGTGTCGATCAGGTAGCTCAAATCGACACCTCACGGGTGAGGCTGGCATCGCGCGTGAGGTCTATGTCATCGCTGCCGAACAACGGGGAACGGCGCATGAATTCAACCAGCGAATGCCCGGTACCGGTCAACCGTTCGTATTCGGCCTTCGATAGCACGACGGCCACAACCCTTCCATGCCAAGTGATCTCCTGTGGGCCGGCGCTCTCCGTGTCCCGCACGAGTTCAGACAAGTGGGCTTTGGCTTCTTGAATTTGCCAAGTGCGCATAGCGGCCTCCGAATCTAACCAGTCTGGTCAGATTCTAGCGCAGGCGTCAGGGGATACCAAGTCATGGCAAACAACCGCGCCCAAATCCTCATCCGCGCCGTCGACGAGACGCGCGCGGCCTTCGACTCGATCAAGCGGAACCTGGGCGGGCTGGCCGATGCGGCCAAGAGCGTCAACGGCGTGCTCGCCAACCTGGGCGTGGCGGTGTCCGTCGCCGGGCTCGGCGCGATGGTCAAGTCCGCACTCGACTCGGCCGATGCGCTCAACAAGCTCTCGCAGCGCGTGGGCATCACGGTGGAGGCCCTCTCTACCCTGATGCCGGCGGCCGAACTGTCCGGTGTCTCGGCGCAGACCTTCGAGACCGGGCTCAAGAAGCTCGCCACCTCGATGTTCGAGGCGGCCACGGGCTCGGAGGAGTCCGCCCGGCGCTTTGCTGCGCTCGGCGTGGCCTTCCAGAACCAGGACGGCACGCTGCGCGCCACCGACGCGGTGCTGCTCGATCTGGCCGACCGTTTCAAGGCCATGCCCGATGGAGCGCAGAAGTCGGCGCTGGCCGTCGAACTCTTCGGCAAGAGCGGCGCCGAGTTGATCCCCTTCCTCAACCAGGGGCGCGAGGGCATCGCGGCGCTCACTGGGGAGATGCAAGCCCTGGGCGTGCAGATCGGCGGCGAGACCGCCGCGCAGGCCGAAGCCTTCAACGACGCCCTGGCCAAGGTGAAGCTGGCGACCACCAGCATCGCCAACCGGGTGATCGAGGCCTTCCTGCCGGCGATGAACGAGATGGCTGCCGGCATGGTCGAGTCGGCCAAGCAAGGCGGCGCCTTGCGCGCGGTGCTCGACGGCGTGGTGCTGGTGCTCAAGACCCTGGCGTTGGGGGCGGCCACCGTCGGCAAGGGCTTCGTGGCCTTGGGCGAGGCGATCGGCGCCGGGGTGGCGGCGGCGGTCGAGGCCTTGCGCGGCAACACCGCCGGGGCCCGCGCCATCATTGCCGAGCTCAAGGGCAGTCTCGTGCGCCGCCTGGACGAACTGGCCGCGTTCCGCGACAGCCTCTTCGACCCCAAGCCGATCGAAGTCCGGGCGCCGCGGATCCAGGCCGATCCGGATCTGATGCAGCGGCTGGCCAAACCCAAGCCGGCCCAGGACAGCACCGGCGCGCAGACCGCGCTGATGAAGGCGCAACTGGACGCCGAACTCGCCTTGCTCAAGGACGGCCTGAGCCGCCAGCAGGCCGCGCTGGATGCATCGCTTGAGGATCGTCTGATCTCGCTGCGCGAGTACCACGCGCGCAAGACCGCGCTCGAACAGCAGGCGATCGACGCCGAGATCGCCCGCAAGCAGCAAGAACTCGCCCGCAGCCGGCAGGTGGCTGCTGCTGGCGGCAACGAGAACGAACGCCTGCGCGCCCGCGGCGAGGTCGCGCGGCTCGAGGCCGAGCTGATCGTGCTCAACAACAAGCGCGCCGACGTCGAGCAGGCCAACGCGAGAGCCGCGGCGCAGGCCGAGCGCGAACTGGCCGACGCACTGGCACAGGCCCGGGAGGAACTGGCCCAGCTCACCGGCACGGCGACCGATGCCGAGCGCAAAGCCGCGATCGAGCGCAGTTATCGGGATTTGCGCGCGCGGCTGGCCGCCGAGAGTGATTCCGACGGCGTCTCGCTCATCGACCGGCTGATCGACGTGAAGGCCGCCCAGGCCAACCTCGCCGCGCTCGAAGCCGCCTGGCGGCAGGTCACCGAGCGGCTGAGGAACGCCCAGGACGCGATCCAGATCCAGACCCAGGCGGGCTTGCTCACCGAAGCCCAGGCGCGGCAGCAGATCGTGGCCTTGCAGCAGCAGTCGGCGGCCGAGATGCAGCGCCTCCTGCCTGCGATGCAGCAGGCCGCCCAAGCCATCGGGCCGGAGGCGGTGATCCGCGTGCAGGCGTGGCGCAACGAGCTCGAGCGCACGCGGCTCGTGACCGATGAACTCGCCCCGCTGTGGAACCGCATTGGCGAAGGCTTCGGGCAGGCCGTGCAGGGGATGGTGACAGGCGCGCAAAGCTTACGCGAAGGGCTCTCCAACATCTTCCGTAGCATTTCGGAGGCCTTCCTGCAGCACCTGGTCATCCAGCCCTTCCAGCAGTGGGTGGCCATGCAGGCGCGGATGCTGGCGATGAAGCTGGGCTTTACCCAGCAGGAAGCCGCCATCGAGCAGGCGGCAGCCATCCAGTCGGTGGCCACCAAGCAGGCCGAGACGGCGGCCAAGGTCAGCGCCAACGCGGCCGAAGCCGGCTCCGGCGCGGCCGCGTCCCAGGCCGCGATTCCCGTCGTGGGCCCCGGGCTGGCGCTGGCCGCGATGGCGGCCATGGTCGCCGCCGTCATGGCCTTGATGGGCAAGGTCAAGAAGTTCGCCGTGGGGGGATACGTATCGGGCCCCGGCACCTCGACCAGCGACTCCATCCCCGCGCGGCTGTCGGCCGGCGAGTACGTGGTGCGCGCGGCAGCCGTGCGCCGGGTGGGCGTGGCGTTTCTGGATGCCCTCAATGGCCTGAAGGCCCCGCCCGCCTGGGACGGCCGGCGCCTGGCCCTCGCGGCGGGTGGACTCGTGCCGCAGGTTCAGGTGCCGCCCGCGCAGCCGCAAGTGAATCAGGCCGTGCGCATCGTCAACGCCATCGACCCGGGCGTGACCCACGACCATCTGCAGACGCCCGCCGGCGAGCGGGTGATCCTCAACATCATCGGCAGGAACGCCCGCGCGGTGCGCGCCGCGCTCGCCTAGCCCCAGGAGTTCACCTCATGGCCTTGCTCTTCATCGACGGCTTTGACCACTACGACCCGCAGGCGCTGGACCCTTTCGGCCAGCCGTGGCTCGCGCGCGGCAAAGCGGCCTACCTGTCGCCTGCGGCCACCCGCATCCCCGGCCGGCGGCCCTCGTCCTACGCCCTGCGCCTGCCGCAAGGCTCGGGCGGCGGTTACGTCAAGAACCTCGAGGCCACCCGCGCCAGCCTCATCGTGGGTGCCGCCATCCGCGTCGCACCCTTCGAGAACACGGGGGCAGAACCCGTGCTGCTGGGTGTGCGCGATGCGGATGCGCAGGTGGCGCACCTCGTGAGAATCGGCGAGGACGGGCGCTTGAAGCTTTACCGTGGGCAATATGGCGACGAGCAGTTGCTCTCGACCTCGATCGCTACCGCCCCCGCGCGCGGCTGGCACTACATCGAATTGCAGGTCACGCAGGGCACCAGCAACGGTGTGCTCTCGGTGCGGGTCAACGGCCTCCTTGCCATCCAGCTCACCGCGCAGAACACGCTGCAAGGCGGCGGGGGTCTGCTCACTGCCTTCGTGGGCGCCGTGCCGGGTGAGCCTTGCCCGGTCACGCTGGACGTGGATGACCTCTACCTGGCCGACACCTCAGGCACCCTCAACAACACCTTCCTCGGCGACGTGCGGGTCGATGCGCTGCCCGCCCAGGCCAACGGCTCGCTCAACCAATGGACGGTCGAAGGGGCTGCGAGCGCCTGGCAGGCAGTGAGCGACGGCGATGAGGCCAGCGGCATCCGGGCCGAAGCCGCCGGCTTGCGCCAAACGTTCGACATCGCGCCGCTGCCGGCGATGGCCACGCCCGCCCTCCACGGCGTGCAGGTGACCATGCTGGCCAAGAAGACCGACGCGGGGCTGGGCAAGGTCAAGGGCCTGGTGGCCAGCGGCGCGCAGACCGCGGTGAGCGCCGAGCTCATCCTGCAAGAGCAACTGGCCTGGCACACGGCGCTCTTTGAGCGCAACCCCAACGGCAACGTGCCGTGGACCGAGGCCGCCTTCAACGCGGCCGAGTTCGGCGTGGAGTCGGCATGACCGATCGGGTCGCCGCGCAAGGTCTTGCGGAGATCGGCAGCGCGCCGGTGCCCGGCAGCGGGCTGGCCGTCTTGCGTGCCGAGGCGCTCTCGCGGGCGAATTACGGTGCGGGCGCGGCTCACGTCGTGCCGGAGACGGCGGCCTCACCCTGGCCGCCCGATTTGGCGGCCGGACTCATCGCCGAATCGCTCGCATCGCCCTGGCCGCCCGTCGATGCGCCCGCGATCCTGGTGGAAGTGCTGCGCCGGGACACGGCATCCGCCGCCATCGTCGCCACCGGCATCGACGCCTTCGGCGATGCGCCGTGGCCCGATGCGCCGCGCGGGGTCTTCGCCTTCCGCCATGACTGGGCCGAGCCGCTCGTCGAACGCTTGGAGTGGCAGACGGCCGTCACGCGGACCGCCAGCGGCAACGAGGTCCGCCAAGGGCTGCGGCGCGTGCCCCGGCGCTGGCTCACCTACGCCGTGGGCCACGGCCGGGCGAGCGATGCGCTGGTGGCCGACTGGCTGGCCGACCATCTCGGACAGATGGCGCTATGGCCGCTGCCGCAGCACGCGGCGCGCCTGACCGAAGCCTGCCCGCGCGGCGCCTTGGCGCTGCCCGTGACGGCGGCGCATGCGCGTCAGTTCGAGCCGCCCGCGGCCGATCTGCGCCTGCGCTTCGATGGACAGCAAGGCTGGGACGGGGAGGCGCGCTGGGTCCTGATCTTGGCCCCCGATGGCTGGCAGACCGCGCGGCTGGCACAGGTGGATGCCGACCGGCTGTGGCTGGCGGAGCCCCTGGCGCGCGCCGCAGGCGTGGGCAGCGCCGTCCTGCCCCTGGTGTGGGGACGAGCCGTCGATCCGGCCGATCTGGCGCAATGGGTGCCGGGGATGGTCGGCGGCCGCGTCACCGCCAACCTCACGCCCGCCGCCATGCCGGACATGGACCTGCTGGACGATCCGCTGCTCGACGGCATTCCGGTCTGGCCGGACGGCAACTGGCACGACGATCCGTCGGTCACCGCGCAGGCGGTGCTCACCCGCCAAGACCTCTCCGCCGCCGACCCCTGGGTGCGCCGCGACGACCCGTGGCCGGCGACGACCTACCCGCGCCGCTATCTCGCCGGCGACATGGATGCGATCGAGCGCTGGCGGGCGCGGCTGTGGCAAGCCCAAGGCCGCCTGGGGTCCTTCTGGCTGCCCGATGGGCTGGCGCCGGTGCTGTGGGTGAGCGCCGAGGCGGACCCGGAAGATGGCTTTCTGCGGGTGACGGGCGAAAACATCTCCGCCTTCTGGCATCGCCCCGCCGCCTGCCTGATCCTGCATCCGGACGGCAGCCGGCAGCACGCGCTGACCGCGACCTGCCATCGGGATCAGCACCTGGTGCTGGTGCTGCGCTCGGGGCTGGAGGCGCCGGTGCCTGCGGGCAGCCGCGTCCTGCGCCTCGCCCGCTGCCGCCTCGACCACGACGCGGTCGATCTGTACTGGCACGGCCCCACGCTGGTCGAGATTCCCATCACCGCGCGTCAGCTGCCCGAGCCGCGCTGCAACGACCGGTCGAACTACATGCCATCCTGACGATGCCGTACCTCATTCCCACCTCATCCGGCTGCCACACCGGCGCAACGCCTCTGGCCGAAGCCGAGCTCTACGCCTTCGAGAGCGACAGCGCGCAGTTTCATCTCACGCCGCACGAGTTCGACGTCGATCTGGATGGCACGCTCTACCAGAGCCTGCCCATCGAGCGCAATGCGCTGGCGCTAGGTGCCGAGGCCGCCAAGAGCGCGTTGGAACTGCGGCTGCCGCCGGATGCGGACCTCGTGCGCCATCTGCTGGCCAGCGCCCTCACCGGCGAGGCCTGCGCGGTGACGCTGCGCATCGCGCGCCGCGACGCCTGGGGCGATAGCTGGTGGATCGCCGGCACGCGCTGGATGGGCCGCGTGCTGGGCGTCGAGGTGTCCATTGATGCAGCGCGCATCCGCTGCGAGTCCGCGCAGGTGAGCTTGAAGCGCATTGGCCTGCGGCGGCTCTACAGCCGCGCCTGCTCGCACGTGCTGTACTCGGCGGCCTGCGGGGCGACGCCGATCTCTGAGAGCGCCGTGGTCAGCAGCGTCGAAGGCCGCCGCGTCGATCTCGAGGGCGGCATCCCCGCCGGCGTCAGTGGGGGTCTTGCCGGCGGCTGGCTGCAAACCCCGGCCGGCGCGCGCCACATGATCGTCAGCGAAACCGGCGCCGGCGTCGAACTGCTCTACCCGGTGTTGATCCCGGCCGGCGCCGAGGTGCTGCTCACGGTCGGCTGCGACCACAGCACGGCCACCTGCCAGGCGCGATTCGACAACCTCGCCAACTACGGCGGCTTTCCCGCCATCCCGACCAAGAACCCGTTTGCGACGGGCGTGTTCTGACGCCCCCCAGTCCTACCCATGTGGTACCTCGTCGTCCTCGTCGTGGCGGCCGTGGTCTCGGTCGCGCTCGCCCCGAAACCACCCGAACCCAAGCCGGCATCGCTCTCCGACGTCGATGCGCCCACCGCCGAAGAAGGCCGGCCCATTCCCGTCGTGTTTGGCGCGGTGCTCATCCGTGGGGCCAACGTCGTGTGGTACGGCGACTTGGAGGCCGAGCCGATCAAGAAGAAGGGCGGCAAGAAGTGAGTGACGACATGACCGAACCCCTCATCGTCACCATCGACCACGTGCGCGCCGCCGGCCTGTGCGTGCACGGCACCCGAACCTGGTTCGCGCGCCAGGGCCTGGACTTCCGCGCCTTTCTGCGCGAAGGCATCAATGCGGATGTGTTGCTGGCCACGGGTGACGCGATGGCGCTTCGGGTGGTCGAGTGCGCCCGGCAGCAAGCGACGCAAGAGGAGGGGGCCTGATGGGCGGCCGCAGCAAATCGCAGACCGTCGGCTACCGCTACCGCATCGGCCTGCACCTGGTGCTGTGCCAGGGGCCGGTGGACGTGGTGCAGGAAATCCAGATCGGCGATCGCAGCGCCTGGGGCGATGCCAGCCGCGCGCCGCTGCCGGCCGGCCACGGGCTCGGGCGCCTGTCCATCGACAAGCCCTCGCTCTTCGGCGGCGACGAGCGCGAAGGCGGCGTGGTCGGCGAGATCGACGTGCTGGACGGCGCACCCACCCAGGGCCGCAATGACTACCTGATGGGCCGGCTCGGCGCGGCGATTCCGGCCTTCCGGGGCGTGCTGTCCCTGGTGGCGCGCAAGATCCTGTTCTCCGCCAACAACCCCTACCTCAAGCCCTGGGCGGTGCGGGTGCGCCGCTTCATGGAAGGCTGGCACGGCGCACCCTGGATGCCATGGGAAGCCGAAGTGCGCAGCTGGGATGCCGACAGCGGCACTTACGTGACCATCGGCATGAACCCGGCCCACATCCTGGTGCAGTGCCTGACCGATCCGCACTGGGGCATGGGCTATCCGCTCAGCGCGATCGGATCGAGCTTCTGGAGCGCGGCCTGGGCCCTGTCCAGCGAAGACTTTGGGCTGAACCTCTTGTGGACCCGCCAGCAGCCCATCGAAGGCTTCATCGCCCAGGTGCTCGACCACATCGGCGGCGTCCTCTACCTCGACCCCGAGCAGGGTACGTTTGAGCTCAAGCTGCTGCGCGACGACTACTGGATCGACGGGCTGCCGGTGCTCGGGCCTGATGAGATCGTGCGCATGGAGCGCTTCGAGCGCGCGCAGTGGGGGGAACTCCCCAACGAGATCACCGTGGTCTACACCGATTGGGCCACCGGCGGCGAGGCCACGGTCACGGTCGAGAACCTCGCCGCGATCCAGTTGCAAGGCGGCGTGATCAATCAGCGGCGCGACTACCCGGGCGTCAATGACGGACCGCTGGCCGCGCGCCTGGCCTTGCGCGACCTGCGGGCGATGGGCTCGCCACTGGCCCGCATGACACTCACCATCGCCCCCAGTGCCCTGGCGCGGCCGCCCCTGCCGGGGGATGTGTTCCTGCTGCACTGGCCTCGCCTGGGCATCACGCGCATGGTCGTGCGCGTCGTCGGCATCGACACCGGCACCTTGGGCGCGGGTGAGTGGCGCATCGAGGCGGTGGAGGACGTGTTCGGCATGAACGACACGGTGCTCACGCCCCCGCCGCCACCCGTCGAGGAGCCGCCGCTCGTACCCCTGCAGCCGGCGCTCGTGCTGGCGGTCGAAGTGCCGTACTGGGAACTCGCCCGGCGCATGAGCCGCGCCGATCTGGACTATCTGACCGACACCGACACGTATCTTGGCGCGCTGGCAGCGGCCGGTGGCGAGGGGCAACTGAATTGGATGCTCGCCACCGGCGCGTCCGCCGGCAGCCTCGCGCCGGTCGTGGGCGAAGACTACGCGCCCTTGCTGCGGCTCGAGGTCGCCTTGCCGGCCAGCGAAACCGATGCGCTGGCCGTGCCGGTGACGGCGCTGGCAAGCCCCGAGCGCTTGAGCGTCGGCGACTACGCCTACCTGGTCGATGCCGCAGGGCAGATCCGCGAGGCCGTGGCGATCCTCGCCTTCGATGCCACCGCAGGCACGGTGGATCTCGCCCGCAGCGTGCTCGACACCACGCCGCAGGCGCATGCGGTCGGTTCCCGGCTCATCGGCGTGGGCGAATGGCTCGCAGGCGAGGCCACCGAGCGCGCCCCGGGCGAGTCGGTGTTCGTCGCCGCCATCCCGCGCACCTCGACCGAGCAGGGCGCGTCCGTGCTCGCCGCCAACGGCCAGCCGCTGCTGCTGACAGGCCGGCAGGCGCGGCCCTATCCACCCGGGCGCATTCGCATGAACGGCCAGCGCGAGCCCGCCGTCGTGGCCGGCGACCTGATCCTGACCTGGGCGCATCGCGACCGCACCCAGCAGACCGCCTACCTCGTCCGGCAAGAGGAGGGCGACATCGGCCCCGAGCCCGGTACCACCTACACCGTGCGCATCCGCGACCGCAACGGCACCCTCGTGCGCAGAGAAACGGGCCTCACCGGCAACACCTGGACCTGGGATGTGGCCAGCAGCGCAATCGACGCAGGCCCCGCAGGCGATCGCATCACCGTCGAGATCGAAGCCGAGCGCGATGGGCTCACGAGCTGGCAGGCGCAGGCGCGCAGCGTCGAGCGCGCCGGCTACGGCCTGCGCTGGGGCCAGTACTGGGGAGGCGTGTGATGGAGTTGACGCTCGACCTGAGTGAGCAGCCGCGCATCGACGTGCACCTGCTCACGCTCGACGAACCCGCCGAATGGAGAGCGGCCTGCATCGAGAGCCTCAAAGGCGCGCCGATCCGGCTGCACATGCTGCCGGGTCTTCCCGGCCGGATCGGCAAGGCGCGTGCGGCAGGCTACGCGCGAGGGACCTCGCCGCTGGTGTCCTTCGTCGATCCCGACGATTTGTATGAAGCCAGCGCGTTCGCGCAGCTGGCCGATGCGCTCGAAGCTTGCCCGCAGGCGGTGCTGGCCTACGCCGACGAGGCCCTGATCGACGAAGCCGGGCGCCCCCTGGGGCTGCGGCGCCTCGCTTACAGCGCCTTCCAGCACGCCCACTCGGCCAGCCATGTGCACGGCCTGATCGTGATGCGCCGAGCAGCGGTCGAGGCCGTGCTTGCGGCCACCACTGACATCCACCCGATGGCCGACTGGTGGCTGACCCGGCTGGTGGCCCGGCGCGGCGCGGTGCTGCACCTGCCCATCGTCGGGCGGCACTGGCGGCAGCACCCGCGACAAGTCCATCGCACCGCAGACCCGGAGGTCGTGCGGCGCATCGGGCACACGATCGATCAAGCCACGAATCCCTGGAGATAGACCATGCCATCGACCGAACCGAACCTGGGGCTTGCCTACGGCTGGACGCTGGGTGAATCCGGCTGGCACACGCAGATGGATGCCAACTTGAAGCGCCTGGGCGCCATCGTCGGCCTGTCCGTCAAAGACCGAGACCTTACCGCGCCACCGGCGAGTCCCGCCAACGGTGACCGCTACATCATCCCCGCCGGCGCCACCGGCGCCTGGGCCGGCAAGGCGAGCCAGATTGCCGTGCGCATCGCCGGCGTCTGGGAGTACCACGCGCCCCAGGTCGGGTGGCTGGCCTACATCGAGGACGAGGCCAAGCTCGCCGTCTTCAAGCCTGGCGGATGGAGCGCGGGCATCGCTGTCTGATCCGCTTCACGATCCGCTCCCCGATCCGTCCCCCCCGAACCCGCCTTGGTGCGACGCGCATCAGGCGGGTTTCGCTTTTGGCTTCGGCATCACGTGGCTGCGCCACTTGAGCCTACGCCACAACTTCGTTGTCTGGAGACCTGCCATGACCGAACCGACCCAACCACCGGCCCTCGTGGAGAACATGCTCCTCTTGCGCCGCGAGGACTTCGACGAACTGCTCGACCGCGCCGCCGAGCGAGGAGCCGAGCGTTGCCTTGCCCATCTCGGGCTGGAGAACGGCAGTGCCGCGAAGGACATCCGCGAGCTGCGCGACCTGCTCGAAGCCTGGCGCGACGCGCGCCGCACCGCGTGGCAGACCACCATCAAGGTGGTCACGACCGCCATCCTGGCCGCATTGCTGGTGGGAGCTGCCATCAAGTTGAAGCTGATGGGAGGCGGCCAATGATCGAGACCTTGCTCGGAGGGCTGCTGGGCGGGGCCTTCCGTCTGGCGCCCGAGATCCTGAAATGGTTCGACCGCAAGGGCGAGCGCAGCCATGAACTCGCCATGCAGGACAAGGCCTTGGAGTTCGAGAAGCTGCGCGGTGCGCAGCGCATGGCCGAGATCGGCGCGGGAGCCGATGCGGCCTGGAACACCGGAGCCATCGAGGCCTTGCGGGAAGCGGTGGCGGCGCAAGGACGGCCATCGGGCGTGAAGTGGGCCGATGCCTTGTCCACGACGGTCAGGCCGGTGGTGACCTACCTCTTCGTCGTGATGTATGCCGGGGTGAAGCTTTCGACCTTCGTCGGCTCGGTGCAGGCCGGAGCCGGGTTCGGGCCGGCGTTTCTCGCCGCTTGGACGGAGGCGGATCAGGCCTTGCTCGCAGGCATCCTGAACTACTGGTTTCTGAATAGGACGCTGGAGAAGGCGCGAGGGGGTCTTTGATGGCGCGCACCGGAAGACCCGAGACGCCGATTCGCTGGCGATTCCTGACGAAGATCGATTTCGATCCAGACACCGGATGTTGGCTGTGGACGGGTGCCACCTGCCAGCAGGGATATGGCTTCATCAAACGCAAGGATGGTGCGCAGCTACGTGCGCACCGTGTGGCCTACGAGCTGGCTTACGGGCATATCCCAGCAGGGTTGCTAGTCTGCCATCGCTGCGACAACCCAAGGTGCGTTCGGCCGGGGCATCTGTTTCTCGGCACCGCCCGGGACAACGCCGCCGATATGGTTGCCAAAGGCCGAGCGGCAAGGAATGCGGGTGAACGCAATGGATCTGCGCGTCTGACGCGGCTGCAGGTCGCGCAGATCCGGGCAGCCGCTGAACCCTACGCACTTCTGGCCAAACGGTTCGGCGTGTCGCCAGCGGCAATCGGCCTGATCAAAAGGCATGAGCGATGGACGCACGTGTGATTCGCGTTCCACCTCAAGCCATCGAGCTTGCGAAACGCTTCGAGGGCTTCCATCGTGTCCCCAAGCACGATCCCAACCGCGCCTATCCGTACATGTGTCCGGCCGGGTATCTGACGATCGGCTACGGTCACCTCTGTGACCCGAATCACCCGCCGATCACGGAGGCCGAGGCGGAGCGCTATCTAGCGGACGACCTGAGGATCGCGATGACCGCGACCCTGCGCTACTGCCCGGTGCTGGCGACCGAACCCGAGGGGCGGCTGGCCGCCATCGTGGACTTTACCTTCAACCTTGGGGTGGGGCGGCTGCAGACCTCGACGCTACGGCGGCGGGTCAATCAGCGGGATTGGACTGCCGCCGCGAGTGAGCTGCGGCGGTGGGTCTACGGTGGTGGGAAGGTGCTTCCTGGCCTGGTGGCGCGCCGAGCCGCTGAAGCCAACTGGATGCTTGGCAACAGTTGAGCCAGGACAGCTCAGCCGCGCTTGGCTTTTCGTCGGAACAGCGCGTTCATGTCATCCCATCAATCCCCCGGAGCGATTCTGTGACCACCCGATTCAAGAAGGCAGTCATCGACGACATTACCGCTGAGAACGTCGACGACGATCTGCAGACCAGCTTGCTCGAGCTCTTCGAGTACGCCATGAAGTCAGTCGCGCCCACGTTGGTGAGAGAGGCGCGATTCGACACCACGGACTTCGCCACGTCTCGTCAACGCGGATGCGAGGGCTTTGCCATGCTGCTCAGCCGCGCACGCGCTGATTCGAGTGACTGCTGGTTCGCTGCGTTCCAGCGCGGCGACCAGCGGCTCGACGTGGTTGGGCACCTCGAGTAGCGTGATCAGTCAGCCGCCGCGGGTAGATCCCAGTCGGCAGAGCGTGCCTCGCCGGTCTGGTAGAACTGCTTGACGAGCTTCACGAAACCGAGGAAATCCTTGTTCTCGGTTGCCAGACGATTGGCCATGTCCCAATCGATCTCGTCCCGCTCGCGGGCCGGAATCAACACCTGGCTGTCAACCGGGTTCTCGGTATCCAGCTTGATCAGACCGATGCCATGCGCCGCGAAAAGCATTCGCAGCTCCTTGAGCGTGTCCTGGCCCTCGATCTCTGCCGCGACCAAGTAGCCGAAGTTGGCCCAGGATGAGTTGGAAACAGCTTGGAAGAAGCACTCGCGCGCGTTCGACCGATTGATCAGCAGCTTGGCTTCGAATGACCACAGCCGCGTTCGCTTGTCGGAGTACTGATTGACGCAGTCGCGCACCTCCTGATGCCACTCCGCGCCCAGATCCTCCATGCCCACCACATCGGGGTAAAGCCAGCGGTTGCCGTTTGGGCCGCGCTTGTTCGACGACTTTTTCTCATCGATGCGCTTGGAGTAGACCCGGAACTCCTCCCACAGATATTGCGACAGCATGGGGTACAACGCGTGCTCACCAAGCTTGCCGGCGCCCGCATCCGCTGCGGGTGCGGCTTGGTCCGCCTCAGCTGCCGCCACCTCGGCGCTGTCGGACTTCTCCGAGTAGTAGTACTTGCGCGGGCGCCCCTCTGTGGTCTTCAACTCGGGGTGGCGTTTCTGCAGCGTGGGCCGTTGCGAGCTAATCTCCGCCACCAGTTGTTGCACCAGGCCAGCGTCGTCGGTGATGAATTTGCTGCTGGCTTTCTTGGCCTGGCATTCCTCTGGGTAGGTCGAGAACACCCACTCGGCGATCTGCCGGGCGGTGAATTTCTCGCCAGCGCGTTCCTTCAGGAAGCTGACCATCGCCTTGCTGAGATTGAGCTTTTCCTGCATGTTGCCTCCGGGTGCGGTTCAGGCTTGGACGCCCGATTGAGGCGGCACCGACGGTTTCTGTCCTGGGCGGTAGGTCGAGTCGAAAACCATGTCCGCCAGCCAGCGCTTGAAGTTCGGGTTGTCGCTGAACTGCTTGAAGAGTTCGGTGTGGTCGTCGAGCAGCTCCAGCACCACGCGGTTGAGCGCTTTGTCGTGCTCCAGCCTGGCGTTTTGCTTGCCCGAGTTCGCCTGTGCATTCTGGTAGGCCTTGTCCTGCGCGACGCGCGCCGGAATCTCCTCGGTGACGACCTTGCGAATCTTGTCGGCGTCATGCCACTCGATGTTGCCGAACAGGTCGTTGAACTGCTTGATGATGTTCGACAGCCTGTCCAGCTCTGGTTCGCCGCTGCCTCCGCCACCTCCGGGAGGTGGAGGTTCGACAAAGGCATCTGCGTCATCCATCGCCATGCGCATGGACGCCTGGGCCTGAGCGCGGTAGCTGTCCATGTCGATGGCCTCCAGCACACCCTTGGACAGATCCTCCTCCTTGGGGGCAGGCAGCTTCGGAATCAGGAAGTTGAGGAAGATCGACAGCTTCTCCCATGCCGGATGCCCGTAGGGCAGAATGGCCGCCAGAAAGCCGTAGCTGCGGACGAAGGCCTTTGCCTTGCCCTTGAACTTCACTTGGTCGTCTTCAGAGAGCTTCTCGACGTACTCCGCGACGCAGGCATCGAGGATGGGGTCGAGCTGATCGCGCTCCGCTCCGCCAAGGTACTGCGCGACGAGGTCTTCCACCTGCTGCCAGCTGTAGACCTGTTGTGCGTCCAGATCGCTCTTCAGGTCGTGCAGCTTGTTCGGATCGGTCTCCCCCTCCTGGATCGTGGCGCGGTAGTACTCCTGGAAGGCCGCCTTGACGGCCTCCGCGTTGTCGGCGAAGTCGAGCACGAACGTGTCGGCCTTCTGCGGGTGCGCGCGGTTCAGCCGCGAGAGTGTCTGCACGGCCAGGACGCCGGCCAGCGGCTTGTCCACGTACATCGTGTGCAGCAGCGGCTCGTCGAAGCCGGTGACGAACTTGTTCGCGACGATCAGGAAGCGATACGGGTCTTGCCTGAGCTTGGCCGGAATGTCCTTGCTCGGGAATCCGTTGAGATCGGCCTCGGTCTTCTTCACCCCGCCGACCTCGAAATCGCCGGAGTACGCCACGATGGCCTTGTATGGGCTCTTGATCTCGCGAAGGTAGTCTGAAACCTCACGGAAGTAGTCGATGGCCCGTGCGATTCCGTTGCAGACGATCATCGCGCGCGCCTTGCCGCCGATCTTCTTGGCGCCGATCACCTGTTCAATAAAGTGATCGACCATGATCTCCGCCTTGCGACGGATCGCCTTGTCGTGGGATTCCACGTAGCGCCGAATCTTCTTCAGCGCCTTGGCTTTGTCCACCTCCGGATCGTGCTCGACGGTCTTGGCAACGTGATAGAAGCTCGACACCGGGGTGTAGTTGGCGATCACGTCGAGGATGAAGCCCTCCTGAATCGCCTGCTTGGTGGTATACGTCAGCTCCTCGGGCGAGCGGAACTGCACCGTGTCGCCGACGACCTGACGCTCACCGAAGAGCTCCAAGGTCTTTGTCTTGGGCGTGGCCGTGAAGGCGTAGTAGCTGGCGTTGGCCAGCATCTTGCGGGATTCGATCAAGGCGTTGACCTTGTCCTCGACCGATTCTTCCTCTTCGTCCTCGCCGCCTTCCGCGGCTTGTCCGGACAAGGCCAGATGCATCTTGGCCGTCGTCTTGCCGCCCTGGCTGGAGTGCGCCTCGTCGATCAGCAGCGCGAACTTCTTGTCGCCGAGATCCCCCAGCTCATCCAGGATGAACGGGAACTTCTGCACCGTGGTGACGATGATCTTCTTGCCTCGGCGCAGGAAGGTGCGCAGTTCCTCGGCGCTTTCCGAATGGCCGTAGATCGAGGCCACATGGTCGTAGGACCGGATCGTGCGGGCAATCTGCGTGTCCAGCGCACGGCGGTCGGTGATGACGATGACCGAATCGAACTGTGCTTGCCCCGCATCCGCCGCCGTCTTCAGTTCCACCAGCTGGTGGGCCAGCCAGGCAATCGTGTTGCTCTTGCCGCTGCCGGCTGAATGCTGGATCAGGTAGCGCTTGCCGACACCGTCCGCCTGGCTGCGCCGCAACAGGGCACGCACCGTGCGAAGCTGGTGATACCGGGGGAAGATCTGCTTGCGCGTCTTGCGCTTTCGGCCATTGGCGTCTTCCGTTTCTTCCTCCACCAGCTGCGCGTAATTCTCGATGATGTTGGCCAGCGATTCCTTCGCCAGCACCTGCTTCCACAGGTAGTCGGTCTTCAGGCCATGAGGGTTTGGCGGGTTGCCCGCGCCGCTGTTCCAACCCTGGTTGAACGGCAGGAACCAGGAGGTCTTGCCGGTCAGGTGGGTGCAAAAGCGCACCTCGGCATCGTCCACCGCCATGTGGGCAACGCAGCGGCCGAGTTGGAACAGCAGCTCACCCGGGTTGCGGTCCGTCTGGTACTGCACGATGGCGTCCGCGACGGTCTGCTTGGTGAGCGAGTTCTTCAGCTCGAAGGTGAGCACCGGCAGGCCGTTGATGAAAATCACCATGTCCAGCGCGCGCTGGGACTCGTCGTTGCTGTAGCGCACCTGCCGGGTGACGCTGAAGATGTTCTTGCCGAAGGCCTCGGCCGCGGCGGCATTGCCCGGCGTGGGCAGCAGCTTGTAGAGGTCCACGTGTACCGGGCCGTGGCTAACACCGCGGCGCAAACAGTCCACCACGCCGCGCTTGGTGATCTCGCCCTGCAGGCGGTGCAAAAACTGGGTGCGCTGAATGCCTTCGGCGCCCAGGTTCAGCGTTTCGACAACTTTCGGCTGCGTCGCCCGAAGAAAGGCGAGCAACTGGGTCACGTCCAGCGCCACGTCGCGGTTGTAGTCCGCGGCATGGCCCTGCACGTAGCCACTGGCGACCAGGTCGCGCACGATCAGGGCTTCGAGGCCCTTTTCGCTGGTGTCAGTCGCGCTCATGATGCACACAGCGTGTCGCTGGGGGTGTGTTTCGTCCCAGCCGCTCGCGATAAGCGGCTTCCTTGCGCAACCAGAAGCCCGCCGTGCTGCCGAGGACCCGCTCCAGCCGTAAGGCCGTGTCTTCGGTGATGGCCGCCTTGCCGTTGATGATCTGGCTCACATGTTTTTCGGTGTAGCCCAGTCGTCGGGTCAGCTCGGCTTGCGTCCAGCCGCGCTCCTCCAGCGCATCTGCGATGGTGTCGCCGGGCGGGGAAACCCAATCCGGCGTAAACGGCGTTTGGAGATCAAGGTACTTCATGCCGCCAGCTCCTCTACGACGGTTTCGCGCTGACTCCAGAGCACCGGGTGCACGTCGTAATTGCGCAAGGCATCCAGAATATCCCCGGGAACACTCTGCTCGGTATCGTTGAGCAGCGCGAAGGCGCGCGAGTCCGCAGGCCGCGTTTCCTTTGTGTCGATCCAGGAGAAGGCGATCGCCTGGGCGGCATCGCGCCGTGGCCGATTGATGGCCTGCAACACCCGTTCCGGCTGGCGGCGGGATTTGGGGATCACAAAGTCGAAGCGATGATCGAAGCCAGACTTGCCCGAGAACTTGACATTCGTCGTATAGCGAACATCGTGCAGATCCAGCCAGGTGACGACATCCTCGTAAAACAGGCTCGCCACCATCGGCACGGCGAGATAGAACATGTCGCCCACGGCCAGCATGGCTTGCACCAGATTGTGCTTGCGCAGGGCGAAGTTCTCCGGCGTGGCGTGCACCTCGATCCGGTCATCGGAAAGCTGCACGCCAAAACCATTGAGGGTCTGCTTGAGTAGCGCCTGCCGCTTGGGGGAGTCCAGCTTGCAGCCACTGTCGCGCAGATCCTCCAGCGTGTAACCGTCGTCGGTCAGCAGCACCCCGCCATTGGCCTGGCGCGCGTAGATTTGAATGTAGTCGTTGTGGCGGTCCAGATAAGGCGTGGTGATCTCCACCCAATCGTCAATCTGCTTGAGGACGGTCTTGTCCTTCAACCAGGCGTGATAGGCATCCACCAGGCGTTGAATATCGGCGATCATGTGAACAACCCCCGCTCGATGATGGGCGGCTCGACGATATGGCAGTAACGCATGAAGTCCTCCAGCGTCTGCCACAGATCGCCCACATTCCGAAAATGTTCGGTCGGCACCGGGTAGGCCCATTTGTGGCCGTAGCCTTCGCGGTACAAATGTAAATGCGGCGCGGGAACCTCCACCCCATCCGGATTCCGGTGCGGCGCGCCCAGATCCAGGCGCGCCAACACGACCACCTGGCGGGCGCGGTTCTGAAACTTCACCTTGGCCAGGTTGATACGGGCGCGGTGCAGATCAAGCAAAAAGTGCTCGCGGTGGTCGGCAGAGCGCAGGGCGATGGATAGGCTTTGCCCGCCCATCGGAAAGGCGTAGCGCTCCTCGTCGCTGCGGTGTTTGGCCATCGCGAGCAGGGCGTCGGCTTCCGCCTGGGTGAGATGCATGTCCGCCATCAATCGGCCTCCCCGTCCAAGTCGTCTTCTTCAGCGTTATTTTCCTCCTCACCGCCCAGCGCGGCCAGTTCCTCATCGCTGGCCACGTCGTCCGGCCCAGGCTGCCAGCCACGCACGTCGATCTGGCCGGTGACCACATCGGCAATCAGGCGGTCGCGGTATTCCCGGATCAGCTGGATTTCCTCTTCGGCGCGGGTGATGGCTTCGTCCAAGTCCTTAGTTTCGCGTGATATATGCGACAGGATCGCTTCCTGTTCATCTTGGCGTGGCATGGGGAGCCTTACATTGCCGATAAAAGTCCAATCGGCACGTGGCATCTTCGCGCCCGCCGTGGAACTGTTAATCAGATCAATGACGCGCTTACAGCGCAGTAGCTGTTCGAGATACGCAGGAAGAATAAGATCCTTGCGCACCCGCAGCACGAGAAACTCGCTCACGCATACGCCAGCGCGGTGCGCCCGCGTTACCTTCGCCAAGTACGGACGGAGCTTTCCGAACAGAACGTCGTTGGCGACAAACCGTTTAACCGTGCTGGCAAATTCCACTTCGCCCTCAAGCGGCCGTGCCACGCCAGTCCAACTCTGAACGTGCTCCAGTGCCAAATAGATTTCGTCGTTCGCCTTCGTCGCCGTCTGGTTCGTAATGTTGCTGGCAAGGAATTTCAAACGGCGAACATCCCAATGCTCCGGCACCTCGCCCAGCCATTCGATGCCGGAGGGCTTGAGGCGGACGTTGGGGTCAAGCCCGCGGGTGACGGCGTGGTCGATGATGGTGAGCTTCTGTTCGGTCAGCAGCTTGATGAGCTCGCGCTTGGCCAAGATGTACCGGGCGATGTGCGCGTCCTGCGCGCGCAGGTAGGCGACGATCTGGTCTTGCTCGGGGCGCGGGGGCACCGGAATCTCCAGCGCTGCGAAGCGATCCGAGTAAAGACGCAGGAAGCCTGATGTGCCTGTCCCAAGCCCTTTCGACTCCGAACGGAACAACCCGCGCATGGGCCACGAACGGAACAGGTGGCCGAGAAATTCGGGGTTGTCTTCTCGGAGCAAGCGGAATACAGCGTAGTCAGGGCTGACCAAGCCTGGCTGGCTGGCACGGAAGAACATGGCGTTGCCCGCCTGCATCCGGTTCAATACCAACTCGTCAGGTTGTACTTTTTTGTAGCCGATGAGGTTCTCTGAGGTGATGCGTTTCGCCGAGACGTCGTTGTGAGGCACCAGGCCCCGTTGCATACGCATTGACAGCAGCGTTTCTTCGCCGGTTTTCGAGCGATCGTCGACCTCTCGCAAGAAGTTCTTGGCGCGGAGAAGCGACCAGTGCTCTGGTACACGCGGTATCCAGCGCGAACGGAGCGGCCGGTATTTCGGGTACGCGCTCGCCACCGCCATCACGCGCCCCCCACGATCTTCTGCAACAGGCCTTCGGTCTGCTGTTCCAGCCGGAGGATGTCGGCGCGAATCTCGTCCAGCGTGCGCAGGGGCGCCGGCTTGTAGAAGTAGCGGGCAAACGAAATCTCGTAGCCGATCTGGGTCTTGTCCCGCGCGATCCAGGCATCCGGCGCGTGAGGCAGCACCTCGCGCCGGAAAAAGGCATCGATGCCGCCGGGCTCCTTCAGCGGCACCTGCTCGGTATCGCGCAGGTCGGCATCGGGCTCGTACTCGACCAGGAACCGATCCTTGCCCGCCACCTCGAGGTACACGCCGTCGAGCCCCGGCTCGAAGGGCTCGTCCTTCTTTAGCTTGGTGCGCTTGGCAATCACCGGCGGCGCCGTCTCATCACGCCAGCTCACGGCCCTGAAAATCGCCTTCTTTTCCGCGGCGGCCAGCTTCTTTCCGTGCTTGGCCATGGCCGCCTCGAAGCGGCTGCGGAAGTCGTTGTGGTCGTCGAACACGCCGTCGCCAAGCTCCTGCTGGGCGAGCAGCGCCAGCTCGATCAGGGTTTTGTCGCGTTGCCAGGTCGAGACATCGAGCAGCTTCTTGCGGCGTTTCTCGGGCACGGCCTTCTTCGCGGGCGCGCCCTCGTCTTCATCGCCCTCCGGCTCGTCGTCCTCTTCCCCGGTATCGCCCTTCAGCCACGCTTCGATCTCGGGCTTGAGCTTGGAAAACTCTGCGTAGAGCTTGTCGCCGTACTTGGCCCAGATCTCGGCGCGCAGGGCTTCATCGCCGCTGGCAAAGCGCAAGGTCTCGATGGCGCGGCGCGTGAGCTGGCTCTTGAGCCGCAGCGGACGTTCGACGGTGATCTTCCAGTAGCCGAAGTCGGCGTTGTCGAACCACTTGCACTCTGGCGTGTTCTGCGGTTGCCCGAGGTAGAGGTCGAGGATGCGTTGGATGTCGGCCTCGGACAGCTCGCAATTCTTCTTGCCGAGGTTGCGGCGCAGCGGCTGGAACCAACGGGTGGCGTCGATGAGCTGCACGCGGCCTTTGCGGTGCTTAGCCTTGCGATTGGTAAGCACCCAGATGTAAGTCGCGATGCCCGTGTTGTAGAAGATGTTGAGCGGCAGGGCGATGATGGCCTCACACCAGTCGTTTTCCAGTATCCAGCGCCGGATGTTGCTCTCGCCCTGACCCGCATCGCCAGTGAACAACGCGGAGCCGTTGTGGACGATGGCGATGCGGCTGCCCAGGGGCGAGTGCTGCTTCATCTTCTGCAGCTTGTTCACCAGGAACATGAGCTGCCCGTCGCTGGAGCGGGTGATGAGCTTGAACTCCGGGTCGCCGCCGTGGCTGACGATGAAGCGCGGATCGTTGAAGCCCTGCTTGCCGCCCATGCGCTCGAGATCGGTCTTCCAGCTCTTCCCATAGGGAGGGTTGGAGATCATGAAGTCGAACTCGCGGGAGCGGAACTGGTCGTTGGACAGGGTGGACTTGTCCGCGCCACCGACGATGTGCTCGGCCTCATCGCCTTCGCCCTTGAGCAGCAGGTCGGCCTTGCAGATGGCGTAGGTTTCGGGGTTGATCTCCTGCCCGAACAGGTGGATGGAGACCTCCTTGCCATGTGCTTCGGCCAGCTCCCGCAGGGTCTCCTCGGCGACGGTCAACATGCCCCCGGTGCCGCAGGCGCCGTCGTAGAGCAAGTAGGTGCCAGACTGGATCTGGTCGGCCACTGGCATGAACATCAGCTTGGCCATGAGCCTGACGACATCCCGCGGCGTGAAGTGCTCACCGGCCTCCTCGTTGTTTTCCTCGTTGAAGCGGCGGATCAGTTCTTCAAACACGGTGCCCATGCCGTGGTTGTCCAGCGCGGGCAGCTTGATGCGGCCGTCGGCGTCCTTGACCGGCAGTGGCGACAGGTTAATCTCGGGGTCGAGAAAGTCCTCGATCAGGTAGCCCAGAACATGCGCATCTACCAGCGTCTGAATCTGGTCGCGGAACTTGAACTTGGTGAGGATCTCCTGGACGTTCGGTGAGAAGCCATCCAGGTAGGCGATGAAGTCCTCACGCAGTCGTTGGCCCTGGCTGCTGGCCTTGAGCTTGGCGAGTGTGAATTCAGAGACGTTGTAGAACGCCTGCCCCGCGGCCATCCGCAGAGCCCCGTCCTGCTCGGCGACGTTGTTCTTGTCGAGGAAGCGCTTGCGCTCCAACACCTTCTGCTTGGTCTCTTCCAGGACGGCGTCGAGCCGCCGCAGCACGGTGAAGGGCAGGATGACATCGCGGTATTTGCCGCGCACATAGACATCGCGCAGGCGGTTGTCCGCGATGTTCCAGATGAAGTCGGAGATCCACTTGATCTGGCTTTGGTCTTGTTGTGGTTTTTTTTGCATGGAAACGCCCCTTAGCCCGCCGCCGTGCCTGTGGAGCCAGCGAGATCCCAATGCTTGGCGAGGACACCCACAAGGCGTTTCTGGCGTTCGCCCAGAAGGGTTGGCGTCCACTCGCGTTCTGATCTCACTTCCTGGGTTAGCACGAAGGGTGAGGCCGTGCCCTTGCCCGTGAAGTACACATCCTTCTTGGTAGCGAAGTCGTCGTTGCTAGCCGCTGGGTTCTTGCGCACGTGAAGCGGAACCAGGTTGGCCAAGCGGTGTGTCCATGCCTCGCGCTCATCCTCATCGGGGAACCACTTGATCCAGTCTGATCCAGCGGGCGGCGTCTGCGGCAGCACGTGCTCCAACGACAGGTGGTTGAACACCTGCTTTTTGCTGCCGTCGCTGAGCAGGGCTTCGAGCCGCAGCACGAGCGCCATGCGCGCCTTAGGCAGCTTGCGGTAAATGTCGCCATCGAGTGCTTCGACGAACTCGCGCTTCTGCTTGTCTGAGAGGTCGAGGGTTTTGAGCGCGGTCAGGTCACCGTCGAAGGCTTCCGGCTCGATTTCCTTAGTGAGATCGGCGTAGGTTTCGATGCGCTCGTTGATACCCACTTTGGTGATCAGCAGGAAATAGGTCAAGCGTTCCAGGGACTTGAAAAAATCCGCAAGCAGTTTGGGCTGCTGCCGGAAACGCTTGAAGTAGACCAGTGCAGGCGGCACCCAGTCCTTGAAGTCCACGCGGTTGAGCCAAGAGAGGTACTCGTTGATCGTCTCAGCGTGTTCGGTGGCTTCGAAGTCCGCATCTCGCACGAAGTCCCACACCTCTGCGTAAGGCTTGATGACCTTGTCAACGAGTTCGATAGGGGCCTTGTACTCGGTGACGTGCTCCTGAAATTCCTTGACCAGTGTGGCTCGCTGCTTTTGCTTCGCGTAGATGGTACGAATGTGGCCGAAAAGATCGCCAAAGGCATCGCGCCCTAGCTGGCTTTCGATCTCGCTCCACTTTTTCGAGTAGGTGCGCGCCTTGTCCTCGCCGCCCATGCGGCGGATCGAGCCGAGCACTTCGGCTTTGAGGATGTCGATGGGGGCTAGGTCGAGCCCCCGGTTGTTGAGCACGGAAAAGATGCGGTATGCGGCTTCGAGGTCGGGCGTGGAGATAACGACCAGCGAGCAGTCGTTGGCGAGGAATTTCCAAAGGGCGTTGCGGTCTTCCGGCGACAGCGCCTTGGATTTTTCAAGCAGCAGTGTGGCGTTTTCGCGGTAACGCAGGCGGCTGTCCTGGAGTTTTTCGACGTTGAGTGCCAGCTTTTCGATGCCGCCCGGTTCTTGAATGTATTGGCGAAAGAATGTGGAGTCCTCCTCGCGGGCGATGAATCGGTAGCCAGTGGCTTTGCCGAGCATCTCGTCCCCCTCTTCGTAGAGAAAAGGGGTCACGCTCTTCACGCCTTGCGGGTAGCCTGCGGCCTCCCACGCCGCGCGCAAGGCCGCGAAAAGGATGGTGAGCGTCGTCAGTCGCTGCTGGCCGTCAACCACCATCGCCCTGGGGTCGCGGTCGTTCTTGATAAGAACAATACTGCCCAGAAAGTATTGACTCGCAGCCCCGTTGGCACGGGCATCCTGCATCGCTGATAGCAAATCGCTGAAAAGTTCTTCGGCCTGTTCGGTCGTCCAGGCGTAGGGGCGCTGGTAGTCCGGGATTTCGAATTGGTAGCTGCCTTCGAAGATTTCCCGGATCAGTTTGTCGTGGGCTTCAAGTGTCTTGGCCATTGCGTTTGTTCTTTCCTATCGTTTCTTTGCGCCGCTGGGTGCTTGGTAGCCTGGAGCAAGCTTGGCGTTCTCCACGCCATAGAGCGCCAGCGGATCGGCCAGCCACAAGCGGTACTGTTCGTCGGTGAGGCGATGGTCGGGCGAGCAGTCCACGCTCCAGCGCAGCAGCATGTAGCCGGCGACCGCCGCGCGCACCCGTACCCGGAGCGAGCCGCCCACCATCGCGTAGTCCCGCTCGATGATCTCGGGGCGCTTAAGGCGCGGGTGTGGCACGAACTCCAGCTCGACGATGCGCATCCACTGGATGTCGTTGTCCGGACGTTCGTTGGCCTGTGGCTCCTCATCGAGCAGCGTCGGCGCTTCGATACGGGTGAGGACGAAGTCCCGAAACTCGCCGCGCTTTCGGTCAAAGGCCCGCACGTGCCAGCGCAGGCCGGTATCCACCAGGGCAAAGGGCACGATGACCCGCTCGGTCTCGCCGCTCGTCATCGAGTGATAACGGATGGCGAGGGGGCGCTTGGTGTGGATCGCCCGGCAGACCGGGGCCAGCACCTCCATCCTGGGGATGGACAGGGCGGCAGGCGATTCGCACGGCAAGAGTGGCTGCAAGGGCCTGGCCGGTCCGTTCACGCCATCGCCAAACCCATGCGCCAGCGCCGACAGCACGCGCTGCGGGGCGTGCTCGAACAGCGGGGAGAACGCCTGCCCGATCCGGTAGACCTTGTGGCTGCCGTCAAAGAGGATGTTTTGCGGCGCGATTTCGCGGTACAGCGCCAAGTCGCGCGTCGCCCCGGCCGGCGCCACCCCGAAGCGCTCGATGAGGTCGGGGCGGCCGATCTCGCCGAAGAAGTAAAGCCGAAAGTCGATGTAGGCCAGCCGCTCGCGCTGGGCGTGGCTCAAGGTCTCGACGCGCTGGGGCTGAGTCACCAAAGGCTCCTCATCCAAGGCGGACCACTGAAAAGCTATGATTGGTTTTATGTTTGTCCATCGCTAGGCGGTTTACATCATCAAACTGATGACATTATGCGCCATGATCTGGACGGCAACAACACGGAAGCAGCCGCGCCCTGGGAGACGAGTTCGATGTCGCGCTTGAGAGTGCCCCTGTTCGATCCACCGGGCGCTGCTGCGTACCCGCTGCCAAGTGGTACCGTGACCACAGGGGCCGACTGGCGAGCAGATCCCGTCTCGAAAGCGCGTTTTCTCTAGGCGCCTACCCGCAGGCCAAACGCGTTGATATTTGGCCGTAAGTGTTGGACGCTCCCCGGTTCCGTGTTCCGCCACCACTTCATTTCTGAGGGCTTGCGAGGAACTGGTAGGAGTCGGTAGGAACCCGGTTTGGGCATTGATTCTGCCTAGCCAGCCCAATATGGCGAACCACGCGCCCAGGAATCTAGAAAAATCAAGGACTTACGCGTGCGTCGCCTGACGCGAGTCGGCCAAGTCGCTCTGCCTCGGTACGTGCTTCGGCCAGCAATTGGCCCCAGTCCGACGGCGGACGGCCGCTGTCGAGCATCCTGCGGAACACCCGGTAGGCGTCGTCGGCGCTCTCATAGGCCCGCTTCGTATCTTCATCGTTGACCCAGGCGAAGACGATCACCTTGGCCTGCGCGTGGAACCGGAAGAACAGCCGGTACTGCTGGAAGAACTTGGCACGGAACCAGTGCTTGTGCTCGTCGCCGAGCGTGTTGCCCTGGCGGTACTCCGGCCGGGCGGGGTCTTGCGGAATCACCTCGAACGCCAGCTTGGCGATGGCCGCCAGACGCTTGGTAGCGTTCTTCTTGACGTAGCCGGCTGGGTCCTTGCGCTTGAGCGCCTCGACCTGCGCGGTCAGGGCGTCAAGCTGATCGAGAAATACCGGATGGGCAAAGAGCGTCCAGCCGTTGACGACCAACGGGGCGCCGCTCATTCATTGTCGGCCGACAGCGGCGTGTCCAGATCGACCTCGACACCGCCGACCAGCGTCTGGATGCGCTGCGCGAGGCCTGCGTCCACGGCTTGGAGCCGTTCGGGATGCGCCGCCATGTCGCGGGCCAGGAAGCGAAGGAACGGCGCCAGCGCCGGGTCGTCGCCATCCATGGGGGCCGCGCGCGTGAGCACGACCTCACCGTCCGGGCGGATCGTGTAGTGGATCTTGTCGCGCTTGCGCAGGCGCAGCGCCCGCCGCACGGTTTCCGGCACCGTGGTCTGGTAGCGATCGGTCAGTGTCGACTCAGCTTCGATGGTGGCAGGCATCGCGTTTCTCCTGCTGCGTCCTCGCGACAAATATAATGCAAACGCATTGCCATGTCAATTCGATCGCATTGCCGGCGCTTCTTTCCTCATGGGGACCCGCCAAACCTGGTTCGCTTGCTGGCGAGGTGTCAGTCGGGCGATTTCCCATCGGAGGATCTCGGCCACGTCGAAACGGATCAGTTTTCCGCCGCCCAAGACATAGTGCGGCACATCGAGCGCCTCACGCTCGGATCGGTGTTTGAACCAGTAACTCGGCAGGCCCGTCACCTGGCTGATTTCATGTTCCGTGAACAGTCGCTTCTCCGCCGATCGCGCCCAGCGGGAGGCCGCTTGCTCGATGGCTTCTTCCCGTGCCTTCGGGGGTAACTCCGAAAGGGGGTCGGCTTCGTCCGATAGACGGCAGATCTGTGCGTGGCGCTCGAACCAATCGACCTCGCACGCCAGATAGCGTGGGTGCTTGCCAATCCGCCACGCCGGTGGGCCGATGCCCTTGGCGCTCCAGCGCTGCAGCGTCGTTCGCGAGAGGTTCCATCGGTGGAGCAAAGACGATTCGCTCAGGATCGGATACTGGATGTCGATGATCCGGGAATTGGGCTGGGCTTCTCGCGTGGCAGAGCGTCTGCGGCGACGGGGTTGGCCGACCCAGGCATCAGCTTCGTGATTCATCGCTGGCCCCTTTCAAGGCGGCTTCTGCAGCCTGCAGACTCCCGTACTGCGCGATCAGTGCAAATGCTTCCTTCAATGTGTAGCGCGTCGGCTCGGGTGGATGTGGCTCGGGGGCAGGCGCCTCAGGTGCTGGCGGCAAGCTCGGCAGTGGCGGCAGTGACGGCAATTCGGTGCGGACGGGTTCACCTTGTCGTTGCGCCTGTTCGTAGTCCAGGATGTCGGCGAGTCGGTAGCGCACGGCTTTCGACAGCTTGATGTATCGCGGGCCCCGGTTCTCGCAGCGCCAGCGCTGCAAGGTCTTGGGGCTGATCGCCCATCGCTGGGCCAGTTCGGTTTCGGTGTAGGCGGGGTCGTTTGCCATGGTCTGCTCCTTGGGAACTTCGGCAGACCATTACGGCGCTGTTTCCGCAAACAGCCAAGACGACGGGGCGGGTGTGGCCTTGTCCGGGCAAGTCCAGGGACGGCGACCAAAGGGATCGAGGAAACCCGGGGGCATCAGCGAGGCGTAGCATCATCCCGATTTGATCGCAGCACCGTCGCCCATGGCCGAGGGTCTGCGCCGCTCTCGACATGACGGGCTTCCTTTTCGTTAGCCGTCCGCCACCAATTCCAAAAGCCCGAACCCGTTTCGGGCTTTTTTACGCCTGCCCATAGCGCCAGTTCTGGCGGGGCTTCGCGGGTTTGCCTCTTGAGCAGGGTCGTCCTGAACCGCCAGGTTTTGCCCCTTTTCAAGCCTCTCTATCGGCGTTTTTATCTGCCAACCTCTTGAGCACACAAGGGGCCAATCCCCGTAACTATGAGGGTTTGCGGGTAGGCGGTTTGCGTTGGCAACTGGGCAGAAGAAGCGACCGAGGTTGCTGTTCGGCCCACGCTGATTTCTTGGGATCGCGCACTTACGGTAATAATCGTGACTCCCGCGCCACGGTTCAGTCGTCATCGCGGATGATCGTAGAGATAACCACCCAGCGCCACACCGAGCACGATGTCAAAGAATCCCAAGCGAAACTTTTTGGGGGGCGGATTAGATAGCCGTCGGCTGGAGGTGTCGCAAACGGATCCGGCGCCTTTCCTGCGCCTTTCCAAAGCGCGAAAAACGCGCCTGAGGCGTAAATTCTGCGGAGGCTTCGTTCAGAAGAGGGCCCTTTCCCGGTATTTTTGCTCATGCTGTCATGCCCTCTGGCTCAAGGCGCGAGCCACTGCTATTCTGCGCGCATGAACCGCACCGAACGCTTCTACAGGATCGACCAGATGCTGCACGAGCGGCGCATCGTTCCGCTGGCTGTGTTCCTGGAGGAACTGGAGGTATCGCGCGCCACCTTCAAGCGGGACCTGGAGTACCTGCGCGAGCGGCTCAACGCGCCCATCGTCTGGGATCGGGAGGCCGGAGGGTATCGCTTCGAGAGCGTCAAGACCGGCGGCCCGGCCTATGCGCTGCCCGGGCTGTGGTTTTCTTCCGGCGAACTGTATGCGCTCTTGGCAGCGCAAAAGCTGCTTTCCGACATCGAGCCGGGCATCCTGGCCTCCCATGTCGCGCCCCTGCAAGCGCGGCTGACCGCGCTGTTGGAAGCCTCGGGGCATCCGGCAGCGGAAATCACCCGGCGGGTGCGGCTGCTGTCGATGGCCAAACGCATGGTCGAGCCCCGTTTCTTCACCGACATCACGCTGGCGCTGCTGGAGAGGAAGCGCATCGAGATCGACGCCTGGAACCGCGGGCGCGACGAGGTCAATACCCGCACGGTTTCGCCGCAGCGGCTGGTGCATTACCGCGACAACTGGTATCTCGACGCCTGGTGCCACTGGCGTGGCGCGCTACGGAGTTTTGCGCTGGATACGCTCCGGCGCGTCAAGGCGCTGGCGCAGCGGGCGCGGGACATCGCCGAGAAGACCTGACCTGCCATCGAAATTTCGAGCCGATTATTGCTGGAGGATGGCTGAGGGTTGGACACGGGAGGGATGTTGCGACTTGAACTCATGAGGCGTCAAGTAA